GGTAGATATTGAAGAAATAGATACATTGGTAGATATTGAAGAAAAAGATACACAACCTATTCCAGAAAACCAAAAACCACGTTGTATAGTTATTGTGAAACGTTATGTAAAATCGGCATCTACGGATAAAGAACTTCGAAAAAAGATTGCGATCCATTTGAAAGGAAATGGATTTTCGACTCCTTATTTTTTATCTACATTTAATGACCCGGATTATAATAAATTTCAACACCAGTCCCGTATCGCACACGAACTATTGAATACATTTTTAATTAAATTATATAAAACAAATAATAGTCTTGTACTTATGAATCGTAATGATTATGAATGGGAATATGAACCTTACGTAACGTTGGGTCAAATGAATAATATTTATATCGAAATGGCATATGCATAAATAATTGGTTTATAATAAAAAATATTTATATGTAATATAATATACCAATACATATGGCTAATTTGTTAACAGAAAGTTTATTAGAAATGATAGGAACCTTTGTTTTCCTTCTTGCCGTGTTTATCGCACCGGTTAGTTATTACATCGCTATAGCATTATTTTTAGCAATTGTATTATTCGGTCAAGTTACTGGACACTTCAATTTTACAATATCTTTAGTTAAATTCGCCCAAGGAGCAATAAGTGGAACGCAATTAACCAGTTATGGTTTGGCTCAATTAGTTGGTGGTCTTGCAGCTCTTGGTATTGCTAAAGCAATGACATCGGCTGGAATTTTGAATCAGATAACACAATGTACTAAACGTATGTGTACTAACTAATAAGCTTGAATTCATTTTATTTTTAACCATTACAGTGTTTTGAGGACTCTTGGAGTCATCCTACAATTCCTTAAAATCACCCGATTTATAAATATTATGTTATTTATCGCTTGTAAATCACGTATATTTTGTTATTTTCATCTAAATAACAAAATATATGCAACGCTGTAAGGGTTAACCATTACGGTTATGTATCTATTTTGGTATTTATATTAACCCTTACAGCGTTTTGACACCTCATGTAGGTGTCATAGGATTCATTACAATCAAACATGATACGGATATTTTCTTATTTATCGCTTGATTACATAAGAAAATATTTGTTTTTTATACAAAAAACAAGAAATATGTCTGACGCTGTAAGGGTTAAATAACAAAATAAATGTAATTCAACAAAGTGTTTTTAAGCAATTACAGAAATACTCTAGGAGTTACTAAAGGATCTAACAGATTAATAATGAATAAATATAATCTCTGTTTTTATCAAAAAGAATATACAAATTTATAGTATAGTATTATTATATAATTCATAAATAATACAAAACAATGGGTGCTTCACAATCACAACCGACAACATCTAAAGCATCGTGCAGTCGTCGATATTCAAGCCACGCTGAAATCGAAATGCTATTTAAAGCTGAAATCAAGTCAATTATTCAAAAAGAATTATCAATTAATAGTGAAAATCCTATTGATGTGATTCATACTATTTGTGCGAAATTAAGCACACCCGAATTTAAAGATGCTATTTTAAAAAAATGTTCATTTTCAACAAATGTATTGGTTCAAGATAAACCTATTGAGCAAATCAATGAATCCAAAAAAGAAGATAAATTGGAACAGGTTGAAACAATTGAACAAGTTGAACAAGTTGAGCCAGTTAAAACAATTGAACCGGTTATACAAGTAGAACACTTAGAACAAGTTGAGTCAGTTGTACAATTAGAACCAGTTGATGAATCTAAATCACTCGAACAAGTTGAATCAATTGTACAATTAGAACCAGTTGAAGAATCTAAATCACTAGAACAAGTTAGTCCAATTGTACAATTAGCACAAATCGAACCAATGACCCGAACCGAACAATTAGAACAACATGAAACAATTGAACCGATTATACAACAAGAACAATTTGCAGCATCCATTCATCCATAAAAAAATTAGAAAATATATTAACCCTTACAGTGGTTTGATGCCACAGGCAACTCCAGGAGTCCTTGATAAAGCATAGAATATCTTAAAATATATATTGTATGCTAAAGCAAATAAGTCAGTTATCTGCTTTGTTAAAGCATAACATTACATCTATTTTATTTGCTTTATGCCTTTGGCATACATAAATACAAAAATAGATGTGACAAAGGCACCACTGTAAGGGGTAATAGTTATAATATTTGTTTACTTTTTATACAAAAATCAATTATGTTTTGAAGGATTAATATCGTTAATATCAATAAAGATGTATTCATTTATTTTGCTTGACTCAGTTACATTATTCTTTTTCATCAAAAAAATTGTTGATACAAATTGTGATAAATCACTAATCATCGGTGGATTTATAGTGCGCAAATATATATCGTTCGTTACTATTTTTTCATAATTACTTCTGTCTTTAAGCGGCATTATGGAGTGCTCACTGTAAATCATTTCTTTATATTTATTTGCTATATATGTGAATAATTCAGGTTTAACGTTAGGTAATTCTAATTTCGTAATAAGATTACCCACACAAGTTTTAATCTTTGATACAAATGTTTGTTCAATCTCACTCTCACTTAATGTTTCTCGTAATTTTGTAATACAGTATTTACGACAACGATATATAAATTTATCGGCATCTTCATTTTCAATTTTAGGACACTCTCGAGTATAAGGAATTTCATAATCCTCTATTTTTTTTTTAAATATATTTTTCATTTTTTTTATTTCGTTAAAATCTAGATTTGCTTTTTCGTCTTTAAATATTTTCCACACCTCGCTAAGTTCGACAGTATTTATTTCTAAATATGTTTTTAATGTCTTTGAAAGTAAATTATTTAATCGTAAATAAGTTCCTGTAATTAAAGGTTCTGTGTAATATGCATAGAATATTATTGAATCAAAAAGTTTGTAAAACATAATACTGTTTTTTATTTTTAATGTATTTAACAAATTAGCACATAAAATTGCGAAGTTATCCTGATATTGTTGGTTATTGGCTAAATATATTTTAAAACTATTTGATGTATCGATAGATAGAAGTTGTTTCGATATGTTTTCAACAGCGACAGCTTTAGCAACATCAGCAGCGGCATCTTCAGCATCGACAGCAGCGGCAGCTTTAGCAACATCAGCAGCGGCAGCTTCAGCATCGACAGCAGCGGCAGCTTTAGCAACATCAGCAGCGGCAGCTTTAGCAACATCAGCGGCGGCAGCAGTTTTAGTAGCAGCATCAGCAGTACGTTCCTTCACCACATTCATAATAATATATATAATAGTTTTAGCAACATCATCAGTACATTCATTCACCACATTACGAATAATATGTATAATATATTCGGCATTAGCCTTTGCTTCAGCTTCAACTTGAGCCTTTGCTTTAACTTGAGCCCTTGCTTCAGCTTCAACTTGAGCATTTGCTTCAGCTTCAACTTGAGCCTTTGCTTTAACTTGAGCCCTTGCTTCAGCTTCAACTTGAGCATTTGCTTTAGCTTGAGCCTGAGCAATCTTAGCATTTTTGCACATTTCGTCGAATTGCGGTTTGTCAATTCTAGTTTCAGGGTCTGTTCTTTTTCCACAAAAATAAACTTCGACATCTTTAGAATTTTCTTGAAATTTATTATAAATACACCACCCTGTGCTTTTAGTCTTTTTATCAATGGATATACCCCTTTCTATAATTTTTTGAATCGACAATGCTAGTTCATATTCATTCGAATATTTGTCGTCATAATTTTCAGTAAAATGTTTTATCATTCTAATGAGTAATTCGTTAAAATGTTTAAATTGTGTATAGTCTTCACCGTCGTCGGTACTAGTATTATAATCGTCTATTAGTTGGTTTAATGCTGGTGTAAACCATTCCGCATTTAATCTTTTTATGACATCTTTGCATTCAATGTTTTTATATTTTTGGTCTTGGTTACCATTAGGAAGTATATTATATGTGCTATTTCTTCCAAACACTCCAGGTTTTTTTTCTATTGAATATTTGCTGTTATTATATTCAAATGTAAATTTAGGACATGGATTTAAAATACACGTATCTTTTATCTTACCCCCTACACGAGATTTATTGCGTCGAAGTGTGCGTTTATTTACAACACCCCGCCGACGCCTACTAATATTTCGCCGACTTTTCTTGTTTATTTTGCGTACCATTAAATTAGATTCTAATATTATAATATAATACAATATTAAAATGTAATCTAATTCATAATTAATAATCATCATCCATCGTTAATTCCAATAGATTCGATGAAACTGGCACAACCGGTGAAACAGAGTCTATCGCTGTGGCTTTGGAAACTGAAGCGCATCCACGTTTATGTTTCCCTGGAACGTGCTCCAATTTATCCAACATTGATACCATTTGTTCAATTGAAATAGCATCATTATCGTGAATAACAACTTTATATATTTCATAATTCTGTTTTTTATAATAATCCATTCGCAATTTCGCCTGATTTTTAAATACACTAAAATCATCGACAATATCCCATACAACCGGTATGAAATCGCCGTGCGTTTTACGCAAAATACGCCCACAACTCTGTGTATGAACGCTTCCACCACTATGACTGCTCATCAATATCAGCGTATTTAATGAACTAACATCCAATGCCTCACTACTCATTGTAAATGTGGATAACATAATTTTTTTCGATTCCGAAGCTTTTAAATCCCGTTCTTTCATACCCCCCACATAATATCCAACCGACGATCCACCAATACCGCGTTCTATAATAGCGTCATGTAAATATCGCAAATGTTCGCGCCTATCACTCAATGTAAGCATATGCGCTATTTCCGGTTCAGCACACCGTTTCATAATCGCAAGTATCAATTCATTCCGTCTATCGAATTCGGTTATATTGTTCGTCATACGCGCGATACACGGTTTTCCATTCGGTAAGCATTCCGCACCACTATATAATGGATTTGTGTGATAATAATATACCATATTCACACGCACGGCTTTTGTATTCTGCTGATTGACCACGAAAATATAGGGTCCCATGTACCATTCCATAACACAATCAAGCCGGTCTTTTCGTTTCGGTGTAGCAGATAACCCGAGCATATATCGCGAATTCAATTTCGGTAAAGCGCGCGAAAATACTTCACTTGAAATATGATGACATTCATCCACGATACAAAACCCGAAATCTTCAAATACGTGGTCCTGGTATTCTTTCATACTAATACTTTGAAGCATACCTATAACAATATCTTTACCGATAACATTGATAACATTTTGCTGAATGGTTCCTATTCGGGCTGTAGGTAAAAATTGCTGAATGCGCTCTTTCCATTGTGATACCAGAAATTCCTTATGAACGATAATGAGTGTTTTAACACCCAATTTTGCCGCCAAATAAAGCGCTATAACTGTTTTTCCCCATCCACACGGTAAGCTTATAATTCCACCATAACTATGGGTTAATAATGATTCGGGGGTATATAACCCCTCCAGATTACAACTATTGAGAAATAATTGGATAGGTTCCATTTGATTTTCGCGCACACCACCTGCAAAAACAACATCAGGGCTCATTTTCGATGGTTCTTTCATTGTTATATTCAAAGGCATTCCACATTTGGCAAACGCATAGTGTTTAGGCAAAAAAAGTTTCTTTGGACTTTCAAGAAATACTGGGAAACTCGTGGGTGGTGCACCATAATCTTCTAATGTAAAAGGGATAACAATCAACTCCTTTTTAATTGTTTCCAAATATTGTTTATCATATTGGTCTTTATGTATAGCATATCCACGTTTCGATAAATAATCGGTTTTTTCTACAAACAAATTGCGAATTTGTTCTGTTGTCATCGATGACACCGATGGTGTAGATGGTGCTGCCGACCGAATAAATGCCTTCTTTCGCTTGTACATTTTGACGAACTTGTATATTGTATAACACGCTATCTATTTAAGTAGTTTGGATTATAACTATAATAATATAATATTATCATAGTATTATATATCCAAACGAATATGATGAATTCGCTATTTCCAACCATTCGTAAAAATTGGAGCGCATCAATAATTAATACTAAAAATATTTCATCCATAGAATATACATTTTTGGTCAGTATTATTATATTTTTATTTATTGCTCTAATGGGTGTAATTGCTAAAATGATAATGACAGATAAAGATATTCGAGAATTATGGGATGATTTCGGTGCGTATCTATATTTGGCACACCCAGGTCGTATATTTTCAGCAGAATATGATGTTCCACCTCACGAACGTGTTTTACAACAGCCAACGAAATGTTTTAGTTGTGAGCGGGATATGATTCGGCGTGGAATTCACCCGGCATATGGGAATAAAACAAAATGTTTTAGTTGTGAGAGTGAAATTGCTGCTACACAGTCGTGTATGTCTATATAAATCAATCTTATTATAAATCTAAATCTTTTCCTTTATAGAATATATAATGAATAATGATAAAAGATGGACGTAATCAAATTATGGCGGGTTGGTTTTGTTTTCGTATAAGTGTTATATTTATTATTGCTTTATTGCCTATAGATATTAAATTAAAATGCGTTCTTATCATTTTTACCGATTTATTGGATTGTTTGCCATCGAAAACACAGCACTATATACGCAAAAAAGATTTTAAACAATCAATGAGTATATGTCAGTCATATAACTATCAAGTGATTGATAAAATTATAGATTTATTTAGTTATTATATTATAATTATGCTTCTTGATTTGCCATTGACATCTTTTTATTTTATTTTAATATCTCTGCGGGCAATAGGTGTAGCATTATTCGCCAAAACGGGCAGCAGTAAGTACTTAGTTATGTTCCCCGATTTATTTCGAGAAGTGCTAATTGTTAGTTGGACGCTTGGAACATCGAATCATATCATAATCGCAACAATTGTTATTAAAATTATAGTTGAATATTTATTACACATGGGTCCGCTTACACGTAATAAAAAAGAATATCCATTGAAAAAAGATGTGTAAAATATTGATACTATGGTTGTCATATCTTACACGTAAAAGACAAATGTCCTACAGTGATATACTTTTAGGTAGTCCTCCCTATATTTTGAATTCAAAAAGCTGTGTTCAAAATATAAATATTGGCCGCATTCGGTTATTTATTGGCGATATGTGTATGAAACAATATAGTATCGAACCATCAAATGAAAAATGTAGTGTATGTGATCAAATACTATCGAGTATTAGTTATGTTCATTATGCTAAAGACTATATACGGTATTTTATTCCCGAATCATATATACACTATATAATGAATCACAATATAGTTATTGACCCACAATTGATTAAATTGATTGAAAAGGCACGCGGTGAAGAATTGAAATTTAGTCTAAATAGATTAGTTTAGTTTAGTTTTCTTCTATATTTGTTTCGAATAAATTGTAATTTGCGTTATATTCTTGGACTTGGTTTTTATAATCTTCTTGAATATTTTGTTTATTTGTTATTGAAAATAATGCCATAAAAATAATAGCGCATACCATAGATACGCGAATACTACGTGTTCCAATAAAAACAATAATGATCAGTAATAGAAATCGAAACAAACTGTTATTGAAAGCGTTTCGTATAAATATGGGCAATTTGGGGGAAAGACGTGGGCCATAAATTGCTAAAATGAAAGCAATACCTAATAAAACTGCTGCTTCTTGAAAATTGAACATTTGGTAAGAATATATTATAGACCAATATTATATTATGATTATGATTATGATTATTATGATTATAAATAAAATTTGATTCATCCTTTTTTAATGTATAATAACCAGACACTCGTTAAAGAACATGAAAGGCCAATTATATAATACATCTAACAACCAGCTTGTTTGCTTATCGAACCATATTCTTAGTCGTTCCGGACTTCCCATTCCAACTGGATGGGTATTTGATAATGGAACTGTTTTAAAACTAATGGAAAATCACGTAGAAATGATACATCCACGTGTTGTTTCGAATCCGGCACGATTTGTTTCGCCTGAAACATTCAATGCGGCATTTGTCGGTATAAAATTGCCACTCCCCGCCGAGACAGTTATTTTTGTGGGACGACACGGTCACGGAGGACATAATGACCCGCTAGCAACACTCGTTGATGCGCACGACGCCCTATTAACATCTGTAGGTGAGACGCAGGCACGTGATGCGGCTAAAGCTATACTTGCCGATAAACATTATCGTCAAATAACACATTTTCAAGCGTATTGCTCTGATTTGCTTAGAACGATGGGTACGTGCAGCACAATATTAGATGAAATTCAACAAGAACTTAGCAGATTTCACGCTTTGTCGCATATGCCATTATCACGATACAGTATGCGTTGGACATCACCATTGGCGAACGATGACGTACGAGGTTGTGACGATACGATTGGAACAGACTCAGTTCATACGTGCGAAGTGTGTATTGAAACACACGAAAATAGTCGTCTTATTGGATACGAACATCATTGGCAAGTGGATAATCCTTTGCGAGAAGTGGCGATTGACCCGTTTCTTAGTGTAGAAGAATTACAAGTTCTCGCTCCCGGGAAACCAAAGGATGTACTTGAGCGAATGAGTATTGAAAACTCGCCAAAAAACGACCCTATAGGCAACCCGGACAAATGTATCAAGCGTATCGGTAATTTGGAGATTGATTGGACCACTTACATTAAAAAATTGACTAAAGCGAAGGAGGAAGGTAAGACATATGGTCAAGCAGCATCGGCGACACTTCTACTGGATGTCATTTTGGAAAATGCCCAGCGCGCACACGCACGTGTCTAGGCGACTTTGCCATAGTGGGCAACTAACAGGTAATGGCAAATATATGCTTATTTTTTATATGGTTGAATCTATAGATAATAGCTATAGCTACATAAAAATTTGATAGAGCATTTTCATCTATATCAATTGATAGTTTTCAATGTGCAAAAGTGATACGTGCTCGATTTGTCTGGACTCGTGTGTTGTCCCACACAGAATTGATATGCGCCGACGAAGTATTCGGTTGTCAGGTGAGTTGAAGCGTGTTGGTGAAAAATTGCGATGTGGGCACGTTTTCCATCCTCAGTGCATTTTACCGTGGTTCTTGAATGTTGAAAATGAAGCAAGCGACAATTGCCCCATGTGCCGCCAACATATTCGATTTTCAAACAAAGTGGGGATGTTCAATTGGCGGCTATTTTCACGCAAAACCCATTTGTGGAATATTGCCGAATGGAAACGACAAGAAGAAGAGGACGACGACCAAGACTACCAAGACTACGACGAACAGGAATACGACGAACAGGAATACGACCAAGTAGATGACGAAGAACAGGAATACGACGACCAAGTCGATGACGAAGAAGACCAACTCAGCAGCATTTCATCTGGCGACGACACGGATGAAAGCGACTGGTTTGATGCTGATGATTGGACAGATGCACCATTGCGCCGACAACGACCATCGACATATGAAATACAACTTTTATTCATCAAATTCATAATCACCCAACAGAAACTAACACTGACCAAATTACACGCAATGCGTTTCAATCCTTTCAAAAACAATATTTGCAGGAATCACCATAGATAGATCGATTCAAAAACAAGGAACAGACAACCAGACACACAAGACCTGTCAAGAACGACAATGGATAAAAATAAACAGGTATTTTTTATTTAATTTGTATAAATATTATATATGTATTTGCGCAAACTCATAGATAATATTGAACATTATGCTGATATTTTAGCAATCCCTTTTTTTATACTTGCGTCGTATTATTTTATAACGAAACCAAAAAAATCAATTATTGAGCAATTACTGACATTGTTTGTTGTTGTTGGTGCTATAGCCGATATATTATTCACAATAAAATTCACATATATGCAGAAGAAATAGCGGCTAAATGTGAATAGTTTATTAACTCCTGCCACGCACGACATTGGGTGCGAATAATTTCTTCTTTTTCTCTTGGAATATGAGCAAGTAATAGATTTAAATAGACTTCTGCATTACGATGCAAATACTGGACGAAGTGTCCATATAAATAATTATCGTCATTTTTTAATTCCACCAATGATAAAATATATACATTATCAGCATCACAACATGCCGTTGTCGACATTATAAAGGGAACCAATATAGATGGTATTTGATGACACCATATATTTGTATCAACGGGTGTAGTATCCAAATATTGTTCAATTAGCATAAACTCTTGACTATTCATTTCACGTGGAACTTTCTGATATAGTTTGCTATAGTGTCCAAATTCGCATAATGGATAGACATCGCCGATAGACATGGATTCGTGGGTAGTTTCTTTCGAGCATACATTACGTATAGGCAATCCCGTTTGAGAAAAAAATGAAATATATGCAGACTCATAGAATCGTTTGCGCAGAACGGCTACATCGGTAGATAATAATTCTAATATTCTGCCGGAAATATACTGAGGGTCTAAATCCGGTTTGCGTTGTGCTGCGGGAACGGACTGTTTTACAACAAATATGGGATTATGTGAATGATGCATAATGGATATATGCTATGGATAGTTATTTAATTTATAATTTAACCGCGTTAAATTATAAATTAAATTGTATTTTACAGGGTTTAGTATATTTTATCAATATTCTAAAGAAGTTATATACATGTGTACCGTTATTTGTATAAATTTATAAGTATTCAAATAGTAATTTATTTGAAACGATACTAATTATTATATTCTTCAGGTATTGTATAATGAAAATAATAAAATATACGTGATTTACAAGCGATAAATAACATAATATTTATAAACCGGGTGATTTTAAGGAATTGTAGGATGACTCCAGGAGTCCTCAAAACGCTGTAAGGGTTAAAGGATGAAATATAAAAAAAACACGCAAAAATAGGAAGTATAAACGTAATGTTTCTCGAAGATATATTAGAAATAGTATAAACAACAATATATGTAAATAGATTGATACTATACGGATTACACCATCGAAACAATTGAAATCATCCGTTGAAACGCAGGTTTGTTCTTCGAAGCCTTACATACAGCAACATTGTGTGGAACAAATGACCCGGTATCCTTCTTTTGAAGCCGCGTGATTTCAACATAGGTCGGCTTAATTGCTACAATCTTGCCATATTCCACTGATTTCTTGGTTGCGTAGGAAATAACCATTCCAAGCTTTGCGTTTTCGAAGGATAGGCGTTCTTGAACGGTTGATTTTTCAGGTACAGGGGAAGACAAAGGTGAGGACACATATACATACTCCGACTCGGGTTCAGGCTCACATTGAACTGTAATAGGAATCTTGGTCTTGAATCGCATTTTCTCAAGAATCTCGATAATTGGAAAATTCTCAATGGTGCGATTGATTCGCACCGCGTGCGACAATACATTATTGCACATGGACAAAAGCATAGTGCGTTCATCACTTTGATTCACACCACCATCCTCGACAACAATATCGCGAAATGATGTAAATACGGTCCAATTATCTTCATTGGGTAGTGCCGTATTGATTTGTTGGACCAAATCAAACACCTTAGGTCCAACCAAGAATTTATGACAGTCCATATACTTGATTAGAATTCTGTCATACATTTTCGTACGAAGCGCCGACATCATTGCGTCCCATCGTTTTGATTCGTGTGATTCATCTACGTAATACTTATCACGATTGATATGTTCATTACCTTCACGAATATAGTCCTTATATTTATGAACCATAATACGATATAGTTTAAGCCACTGCACACATCGCTTTGATGTTTCACCATAATTTTCATTTGAATATTCCACCGTAACCAGCTCAGCGAGCTTTGTCATCAGTTTGGTTATGTAATAATCGGCACGAATAAGTGTCTCGAGAGAATGGTCGATATTTGGCATTGGATAATGATATGCTTCATTACAATGGATAATGATATAATCAATTTTTTTTGAATATATCATTATATGAAAAATTTGATTCATCTAAAATACAATACAATGGATGATATATAGACGATATACAACAATGCACACACGCACAATCTGGTTTGATTTTGAAACGGGTGGTCTTAATCCGTTCCACCATCCTATCATTGAAATCGCAGCGATTGATAATATGGAGAATCGATTCGAATCATTATTGAAAATCGATACACTGCTCAGCCCCAAAGTCATCGAATTGACGAAAATAACCGACGAACTACTTGCGACCCAAGGAGCCGACTACAATACAACTATCCGCGAATTTCATTCATACATAACGAAAACGACGCAACCTTATACGCGCACATTTATGGTGGCACACAATTGTGATGGTTTTGATAAGATGTTTCTCAAGACGGCACTCAAGAAATTGGGACTAAGTCTTCCGGCAAATATCTTCTTCCTAGATAGCTTACATGTTGCCCGGTATCTTATGCCGGAACGCACCAGTTTTGCCCAAGCATACATTGCCGAGAAGTATCGTATCGATAATCCAAATCCGCATCGAGCAATGGGAGACGTGTGTGTTCTTCGCAACATTTGGGCGAAACTAACCGAATTATATGGAACAAAACACGACGGACAAACAAATATTATTCACATCTATAACCAGATTTACATG